ATGGCGCGTCGAATGCCGGCCTGCTCGGTGCAGAGGCCGCAGCGCTGGACGTGGGCGGGGCGGTGCTGCACCCGGTCTTCGCCGATGAGGCGGCCAGGCGCGAGCGCTTCATCGACAACGGCCGTAAGGTCAGTGACTTCAACGATCTGCACGCACAAGAGGGCCTGCACGTCGTGCGGGCGCAGGTCGAAGCCCGTCTCACGGAGCTTTCATGGCGGGTGCCTGCAGAAAAGCGGGCGCCTTCCATCACCAACGACGGGGGCGAGGGGAATGATCGGTTGGCCCCCATCCATTCGCTGACCGAGCTGCTCGAGCGCTTCGCGCTGGTCTATGGGCAGGGCGGCACGGTGTTCGACCACAAAGAACACATGCTGGTTGCCCTGGGCGACATGCGCGATGCCTGCGTGCGCAAGGAGCTGCACAGGGCGTGGATGGAGCACTCGGATCGCTCCATCGTGCGGGTGCGGGAAGTGGACTTTGACCCGTCGTGCGAGAAACCCGGGGTGACGTGCAATCTCTTTGCCGGGTGGCCCACCGTACCGCAGGAGGGCAATTGCGACCGGCTGTTGCAGCTGCTCTGGCACATGTGCGGAAACGAGGCCAACCAGAAGGCGCTGTACGACTGGGTGGTCAAGTGGCTTGCGTACCCGCTGCAGCATCCTGGCGCCAAGATGAAATCGACCATCGTCATTCATGGTCCACAGGGCACCGGCAAGAACATGTTCTTCGATGAGTACATGAAGCTCTACGGTGACTACGGTCGCGTGCTTGACCAGGCGGCGCTGGAAGACAAATTCAATGACTGGGCAAGCCGTAAGCTGTTCCTGCTGGCCGATGAGGTGGTTGCACGCACCGAGGTCTATCACCTCAAGAACAAGCTCAAGGCGCTGATCACGGGCGACCGCATCCGCATCAACCCGAAGAACATCCAGGCCTACGAGGAAGACAATCACGCGAACCTGGTGTTCCTCTCCAACGAGGCGATGCCTGTCGTACTGGAGGAGGATGACCGGCGCCACGCGGTGATCTGGACGCCGGACAAGCTCAGTCAAGAGTTCTACACCGAGGTGCTGGCAGATATTCGCAATGGCGCCACGGCGGCGCTGCACCACTTTTTGCTGCAGGTGGATCTGACCGGCTTCACCAATGGCACCAATCCGCCGATGACCCAGGCGAAAGAGGAGCTGATTGGCCTGAGCCAGGACAGCCCACAGCGGTTCTTGGACGAGCTTTACGGCGACGACATTCCCGGGCTAAAGCCCATGCCGGCGCTGTCGAAGGAGTGGTACGAGGTCTATAAGGCCTGGTGTGCGCGAGAGGGCCTGCCGCGCCCGGCGCCGTCACCAAAGTTCATCAACGCGCTGGTGCGCAAGCGCCAGATTATCCATCCCGATCGGGCGCGCAAGCGCTACCAGATCGAGCAGAGCGTGAACGGGCCTCACGGCTTCCTGATGCTCGGCAACTGCGCCGTGCCTGACGGGAAGACAGAGGCAGCATGGCTGGGAGACCAGGTCGTGTCCTTCCGCCGCATGTTCTCCGACTACAAGGGGCGTGCGTGATCACTATGCCCATCAATGTGCGGTGTGTGCGGGATGTGCGGGCAGATGTGCGGGCGTTGAATTGCAGTGAATGGCTTGTGGCAGTAGGTGTGTGCGGCATGTGCGGGAATCGGCCTACATGGGCGGGCGCGGGTGAGCGTGATCGTTCCCGCCACAGTCGCCTAGTAGCCATTCGCGTGTATATGGGGTCCCGCACATCCCGCACATGCCGCACACACCTACTGCCGCAGCGATTCAGGCCCATCCCGAAGCCGCACACGTCACCGCACATCCCGCACATGCTCGCGCGCGCGCTTTTTCTCGCTTTAACGATCTTCGAAAGGAATGGAGTAGGGGGTAGCAATGGCTGAGGATGACGTGACGATCACTGGGAAAGAGCTGGCCTCCCTGATCGGCTGCAAACCGTCCTACGTGGTCGAGCTGAGGAAGAAGGGCAGGGTGGTGGCGGGTGCTGGCGGGAAGGGATTCCTGAAGACTGCCTCCTTGGAGCTCTACGCTCGCACCGCAGATCCGGTCTATGCCGGGGTAGCCCAGCGCCACGCAAATGAGCGTGGCAGGTCGCTGGTGGGGAGCGGGGAGGGTGCCAATGCCCTCGATGCCGACATCGACGACGATGAAGAGGACGGCGACGAGGACGATTCCAGGCCCTCACGGGCCGGCCGGCCGCAGACCCCGGATTCCGCGCGCAAAGCAAAGGCGCTGGCCGACAAGGCGGAGACCGACGCGCACATGGCGCATATCGCGCTGCAGAAAGAGCTGGGCTTGCTGCTGCCTCGCGCGGACGTAGAGGCCTTCCTTGCTGAGCACGCCACGACGTTCCGGGGGGCGATGGAGCGCTTGGCCGATACGCTGGCGCCGCAGCTCGCCGCAACGCTGGATGAGGCTGGATGCCGCCGCCTCGTGTGGGATGAGGTGAGCCACGCCCTGGAAGAACTCAGTCAGGGCTTCCGGACGCTGGCGGCGAAGGCAGCGGAGGCTGCGGAATGATGCAGGCCGTGAACTGTTTGGCGTCAGTGCTGTCGCGCTCCCTCCAACCGCGCCGGCCCATGAGCGTGTCGCAGTGGTGCGATGAGCACATGCGTCTGTCCACCAAGAGCGGCAGCAAACCCGGGCGCTGGGTAACGGATCGCAACCCGCCCCTGCGCGAGCCGATGGACAACATGTCTGCCCGCAGCCCCGTCCACGACCAGGTCTGCATGTTTCCCATCCAGTTCGGTAAGAGCCAACTGGCGACCAATGCGATGGCCTACTGGATGGACTACGCGCCCGGCCCGATGATGTACGCGTTGCCGGGCGAAGTGTCCATGAACAAGTGGATCGCCCAGAAGCTCAATCCGATGATCGAGGTCTGCGCGGCGGTCAAGAAGGCGCTGACCAGCACCGCCAGCCGTGACAGCGCGAACCAGCGCACGTTCAAGGACTTTGCCGGCGGCCAGCTGTTCGTGGAGCACATGGGCAGCCCGCAGCGGCTGAAGTCCTCCACTGTGAAGTACCTGCAGGTGGACGAGATTGATGAAGCGCCCCAGCAGCTCGCAACCGGCGACGATCCGGTGAAGATGCTGGATGGTCGCACGTCCTCCTTCCCGACCACCTACAAGCGGCAGTACATCAGCACTCCTGGCATCGCCGGGCTCAGCCGCATTGCCAAGCTCTATGACAAGAGCGATCAGCGCCGGTATCACGTGCCTTGCCCGCACTGCGGCCACTACCAGGCACTGCAATGGAGTGGCCTGGTGTGGTCTCCCGACAAGAGTCATGCCTGGTACGCCTGTTGCGAGTGTGGCGCAGCCATCGAGGAGCATTTCAAGACTGAAATGATTGCCAAGGGCCGCTGGGTTGCCGCCAACCCTGACTCGCCCATCCGCGGCTACACCATCAACTGCCTGTACTACCAGTTTGGCCTCGGGCCACGATGGCTGGACCTGGTGAAGGAATGGCTGGAGGCGCAGGGTGATCCTGCATCGCTTAAAACGTTCGTCAATGATCGTCTTGCCGAGACGTGGGAAGACCCCGCAATGCGGGCAGTCAAGCACAACGTCATCAAGGACCGTGCCGAACCCTATGCACTTCGCTGGGCCCCGCAAGGTGTGCTGGCTATCACCGTAGGCGTGGATACACAGGACAATCGCCTAGCTGTCCACATCGTGGGCTGGGGGCGCGGTATGACCGCGTGGACGTTGGATTACGTGGAACTGCAGGGCGATCCAGCCGAGGAAGCGGTGTGGGTTGCGTTGACTGATCTGCTCAACCGCGCCATTGAGCGCGAGGATGGCGCGCTGCTCCGGCCAATGGCAGTGGCTATCGACGCTGGTGGCCATCGCACCGAGGCCGTCAAGAACTACGTCCGTCAGCGGCGCATCACCCGTCCAATGTGTATCTTCGGTGCGGTTCCCAACAACGCACCCGTGCTGTCCAAGGGCAAGCTGGCTGACGTCACCTGGAAGGGCAAGACCGACAAGCGCGGCATCACTATCAATCACGTGGGTACCGTTGCAGCCAAGCACTACCTCTACAGCCGTCTATCGGCCGACGCCGAGCGCAAGCCCGAGAATCGCATGGTCCACCTCAGTGACCAGCTACCAGAGGAGTTCTTCCCGGGCTTGGTGTCGGAGGTCTACAACCCGGTCAAGAATCGCTTTGAGAAGAAGGTGACCCGGAACGAGCCCTTGGACACATGGGTGTATGCCTACGCGGCGACCCATCACCCGGAGGTCCGAATCAACCGCTTCACGCGTTCGGATTGGGACCTGTTGGAACAGAGGCTGGCTGGGCCGCTGAGCGCGAACGTTTCACGCGAAACGCCCACTGTTGCGTCGGAGGACCACGCGCCGATCGATTCCCGTGAAACATCGAGTGTTCCTCGCCGACCACGGCCCGCGCAGCCTCGTGGCATGGGGAGGCAGTGGTGAGCAGGAACACGGTGCGAAACAAGGTGCGAATCAGTGAGCTGACGGAGGAACTCGCTGTCGGTGCGGCGTTGCGCCTGCGCTGTGACAGCGACGATATACGCGGCGTTGTGGAGGCCGTGGTGGCCTACCTTGTCGAGGAGTACCCAGCCCAGGATCTGTACATCCCCGCCAGCATGCAAAGTAGCGCCTATCCAGTGGATGAGATCCGGAAAGGAATGAGGGAGCAGGAGTCGGTGCGGTCGCTGTGCAAGAGGTTCAGGATCGACAGGCGGACGCTTTACCGCTTGCTCGATGAGCCTTCCGCCAATGAGTAGTGAGTGCGGGTGAGTTCCCCGAGACTCACCCGCACTTGATCTGGAAACTGGCATCCATGATCTCCTGGATGCCTCGCTGATGAGCTGGACCAAAGACGATGTGGAGCGGTTGAAGGCCGCCATCGCCAGCGGCCAGTTGTCCGTTCGGCACGGTGACCGTCAGGTCACGTATCAGTCCGGCGACGCAATGTTGAAGGCATTGGACCGCATGGAGGCGGAAGTGGCCGCCAACACGGCCGGGCGCCGGAAGTCCGCCACGCGCCGCTACCGCTTCACGACGCTGAGGGGCTTCTGACATGGCGGCCTCGTTGCTGGACAGGGTCATCGGTGCAATTTCTCCGCAAGCAGCCCTGAAGCGTCACCGCGCCAGAGCAACGCTGGAGGCAGTTCGCGCCTACGAGGGCGCCTCGCGCACTGACGGTTGGCGTGTTCGTAGGGCGGGGGCCAGCGCGAACACCGATCACCTGGCAGATGCCCGCGAGCTGCGCAACCGCGCTCGGGCACTGGTGCAGAACGTTCCGTACTGCGCGCGGTCCCTCCAGGTGCTGGTCAGCGCAACGATCGGGACTGGCATTACTCCCAAGGCCGAAGGGCCGAACGCTCCTGCGCTGGACACCCTATGGGGCCGCTGGGCCGACGTGGCGGACGCGGATGGAAAGTCGGACATCTACGGCCTCATGGCTACTGCGTATCGCGCGATGGAGCAGGACGGTGAAAGCATGATTCGCCGCCGCACCAGGCGTCAGTCGGACGGTCTCGCGGTCCCGCTGCAGCTTCAGGTACTGGAGATCGACTGGCTGGACGGGAACAAGAACGGGTCTGCGTCGGGCGGTGGTCAGATCATCAACGGCATTGAGTACGACGCGATCGGTCGGATTCGCGGCTACTGGTTGTTCGGAGCGCATCCCGGTGAGGCTGTGCGCGGCTCTGTACGCTTGAGCAGTTCGTTGGTGCCGGCATCCGACATCATCCACCTCTACAACCCCGTCCGCCCCGGGCAGGGACGCGGGATTACGCGCTTCGCCCCGGTGATCGCGCGAGTGCGCGACCTGATGCTGTACGAAGACGCCGAGCTGGCGCGGAAGAACCTGGAAGCGCGGCTTGGCGTTATCGTCAGTGGCGACATCGACTCGATGTCCAACGCGGACGATGACGGCCCTTCGCAGCTCGGCTCAGATCGCGACCAGGTCACCGACCTTGGGCCACTGCCCAGCGGTGGCGTCACCCACATCACTGGTGCCACCGCCTTCCAGACTGTCGAGCCAAAGCCGGCAGGGGGATACGTCGAATACTGCAAGTTTAACGCGCACATCATCACTGCTGGCATCGGTGTCCCCTACGAGTCGGCCACCGGTGATATGCGTGAGGTGAACTTTTCCAGTGCCCGCATCCGGCAGATGGAGTTCCGTCGTGATTGCGAGCAGATGCAATGGCTGGTGCTCGTCCCGCAGATGTGTAAGCCGATCTGGCGCTGGTTTGACGAAGCAGCTGCGCTTGGCGGTGGGGTGCGTTCCACGGGAAGCACTGCCGACTGGAGCACGCCGCGCTGGGACTACGTCAACCCCAAGCAGGACATCGAATCGGAAATTGCAGCGATGGGCGCCGGCCTCAACTCACCCAGTGAAGCACTGCGTCGGCGTGGCTACGACCCGGATGCGGTCTACGTCGAGATGGGCAAGGACTTCAAGCGGATGAAAGAGACCGGCGCCCTCGGTCTGATGACTTTCCTTCAATCCAGTGGCGCCCGGACCGGCCTGGTCGACGCCTCACCAACCAACGAGGAATGACCATGCCCCAGCCAATCCAGGCTCCGACGCAGGACGGTACGACACGCCTCATGCCCCCGCAGTTGCGTGAGGCCGAGCTGCAGCCGACCAGCTTCGATAGCGAGGCACGCACGATCGAACTCCAGTGGACCGCCGGTACCCGAGTGCGCCGCTACGACTGGTGGAACGACACGTACTACTGGGAAGAGCTGGTAGTTGATGAGGCTGCCTGCAACATGGAGCGTCTGTCGTCTGGCGCTGCACCGGTCCTGGACAGCCATAACACCTGGGGTATCGGCTCACAGATGGGTGTGGTTGATCGCGCCTGGCTCTCCAATGGCGAAGGCCACGCCCTTATCCGTCTCTCCGGTCGCGAGGAGCTGGCCGGCGTAATCGCCGATATCGGTGCCGGAATCATTCGCAATATCTCGGTTGGTTACACCGTGCAGCGCTATGAGATCGAGCGCGCCGTCAACCCCGGCGATTTGCCGATCTACCGCGCGGTGGAGTGGACGCCGAGCGAGATCAGCTTCGTCACT